TTAAACTAGACCATACAACGATAATACATGGAATTAAAACTCATAACAATCTAGTTGACACCGAAGACAATTACAAAGAAAGATATGAAGAAATGCAATTTCTATTAAAAATCAAAAGACAAAACACAACAAATGCAAAGTAAATTCTCAATGCTAACCGACACAGAAAAAAAACTGTTAGTAGCAAACCTTATCCACAACATTAATTATTCTGATACTAGGCTTACCCTTGTACAGACACTTATTGAAATGTGGAACGAAAATCCCACAAGACACGCTAATTTTTTTATCAACCAAAACAATCTAAATTATGGAACTGCAACAAACTAATCAATTATCAAAACCAGTATATGACCTTGTAAATAAGGATTCAATGCTAGGATTATCAAATGAACTATCAAGACTTATTGTAGAAAAGAAACTTACTACTAATATCCAAGGTAAAAACTATGTAAACGTAGAGGGATGGATGTTCTGCGGCTCTGCATTAGGATTAAACCCTGTAATAACAGAGGTAACAGACCTTACTAGAAGAGGCACAGAGCCTGGTCAAGTAGAAATTAAGTACATGGCTAAGTGTGAAGTAAGAAACATCAACACAGGTCAGCTAGTAGCTACAGGAGTAGCAATATGTAGCAACTTTGAGCATAGCAAAAAGAGATTCGATGAATATGCAATATTGTCTATGGCACAGACAAGAGCAATCGGTAAGGCGTATCGTAATCTACTTGCATGGTTAATGAAGGCTGCAGGATTTGAGGCAACACCAGCTGAAGAAATGGATTTTGCAGTAGAAACCCCTAAGCAACCATCAAAACCAGTAGTAGAAGTAGTTGCAGAGATAGTAGAAGAAGATGAAGTTGATTTAGATGCTATCAAAATGGAGATTGCAAGTTGCACTAAAGTGAAACAATTAACTGATTTATACTTTACTCATAAGCAATTATTTGATTCTGATGAGTTATTAAAGAAATTATTATCAATGAAAAAAGAAAATTTAACCAAAAAATAATTAACATGGAATATCTACACTCTTACAAAGATTATAAGATATATAAACAAGGTGATTTATTTTATGCTTTAAAATCTTATGGTAAAAAAATTACAGCAAACCAAGTTAGTTATGATGGAGTTAAAAAATATGTAGCTCCAAGTATGGAATTATTAAGTGAAATGATTGACAATACAAATAGAAAACAAATTATTAAACTAGAACAATTAAATTTATTTTAACATGAGTTTTGAATTATTACCAAAAGTAGAACTTAGTTCTATAGAACCATCAAAGTTTAGCATTGAGTTGCTAAAACAAACTATCGTACAGCATTTTAGAGAGACTGGAGATAATCCACTTGAGATGCTTGTTAAAGCAGAGGCCCTTATTCAACTTTTAGATGGCATTAGAGCCGATTTAAAAGAGGAAGTGCTAAACGAGTTAGCATTGCATCCAAAAGGGAAAGCAGATGTACTAGGTGCTGAAGTAAGTACTATCGAATCAGGTGTTAAGTATGCCTACGATGGTGACCATACATGGCTTAAATTAAATCAAGAGATTGAAGCTATTAAGTTTAAGCAAAAAGAAAGAGAATCATTACTTAAAACTATTAAGGAACCATTAGTAGACCCAGAAACAGGAGAAATGATTTTTCCAGCACCAAAATATAGTACTACTACTTTTAAAATATCATTAAAGAAATAAATAATATAGCCCCCTTAACATTAATTAAAATCAAGGGGTTGGTCGTAATCAATGGGGGGCTTTTTTAAACTACACAACATGAAAACAGCAATGAGCCTAGCACTAGCTAGAATAGAACTAAAGAAATACATCAGCACAGATAGTATCCACTGGGAAATGTTCAAGAATGATTGTATGGAAAAAGAAAAGGAGCAGATAATAGATGCTTATAATCAAGCTGACTTAGAAGGTTATTTTCAAAAGACATACCCAAAATACGCTGAAGAATATTACAATAAAACCTATAATAATGGAACAAAATAAATTAAAAGAAATATTTGATTACCAAGATGGTGAATTAATATATAAAATAAAAATAGGTTCAAGAGGTAAAATTGGGAATATTGCAGGCACTATTAACAAAGGTATTGGTTATAAAAAAATATCAATTTATGGTAAAGAATATTATGCACATAGATTAATATATCTATACCATTATGGTATAATGCCAAAAATGATAGACCATATTGATATAAATAGGTCAAATAATATGATTCAAAATTTAATTGAATCTTCTTATCAGCATAATTCACAAAATAAATCTGACTATAAAAATAGCAAAACTTTAGTAAGAGGGGTTAAAAAATATGGTAATAAATATAGAGTTGATAAGTCAATTAATGGAAAAACTGTTTATTTAGGACTATATAGTACTATCGAAGAAGCATCAAATATTTTTAATAACCAAAACAAATAACATGAAAACAGTAATGCAAGAATTAATTGATTGGATAAATAAATATGAAGGAGAAATGATAGCAGCAGACCAAGTTGCATTAAAAGCGTATAGACTTGTTGAAGAAGAAAAAGAGCAAATATGTATGGCTTTTAATAATTTAACAATGTGTACTCCAGAAGAATACTACAACCAAACATATCAAAACAAATAACTATGAAAATCACAATAGAATTAGAAGGACTTAAATGTACTATAGAAAACGAAGAATCATATTCAATACACGATGCAATGGAACTTATGATACAAGCCTTTAGTGGTATAGGTTTTAGCGAAGCAGTTATTACTAAGGGATTAGATGAAATAACATGGCCTTAGACCTTAATCCTAGAGGATTTGAGAACTCTATAAAAATACGGATGATTTTTCTAGATACTAAAGAGGAAGAATCATTTATCTCAATAGCTGCGGCTAACCGAAAAACAAACATCAAAGCATCAACAATTCGAGAATCACTTAACCCTATTGCTAAGAAAAGATTTACTTACAACGATAGGCAAATAGTTTTTCGAATACAAAAATAACCTTATGTCACAATTTTACACAACAATAATTCATCCTATTAGGAAGGAGTTTAAACTTTCATGCAACGACTATTGCGTTTTAGACACTATTTTACGGATGCAAAACAACGAAACCCATTGGTGCTACATGAGCAAAGAAACGATGGCTAATGACCTAGATTTGTCCAAGCAATCGATTATAAACATAATATCCAAGTTGATAGAAAAGGATTTGGTACAGAAAAGTGTTGTTACTAAACACCTTCGAGTTACTGCAAATTTCTATGAATATTTGAACGATTACAAAAAGTTTACCGATGGTAAAGAAAGTTTACCAAAAGAGTCAAAAAAGTTTACCTCAAGTGGTACAAAAAGTTTACCTAACAATAATACTAACAATAAGAATACATTTATTAGGCCTTTACAGGCTGAAATAGAAGCATATTGTAAGGAAATATCCTTTGTATTAGATGCTAACCATTTTATAGACCATTACGAAGCTAGAGGATGGCTGATAGGTAAAAATCCTATGAAGGATTGGAAAGCAGCTGTAAGAACCTGGAAGCGTAATTCGAATACTTTTTCTAATAACACAGATACAACTTCTGTAATTAAACTAAAATAACACTTATATGGAAGCAAAATTAAAAGCAGAAGAACTAGTATGTAAATATTATAGATTATTTAACAATTTCCCTAATTATCAATATGTAATTGAAAATCTTAATACAATACAAGATGAAAAATTATATACTACTAAACAATGTGCATTAATAGCAGTAGATGAAATGATTAATACTTGTAATAAATTTTATGATAAACTATCTTATCCAGCAGATGTATTAAATGATATGGGATATGTTCATTTTAAAAGAGAAAGAGAGTATTTATTAGAAGTTAAAAAAGAAATAGAAAACCTATAACCAAAACAAATAACCCTTTATATCACCTATGTCAGCTTAAAGCTGATAGTTAAACTATAAAACATGACACCAAAAGAAAAAGCAGAAAATTTAATATGGAAATATCTTACAAGCAGAGATATTAATGGATGGGATGATGTAAGAGACGTACACGCTGCAATAAGATGTGCATTAATAGCAGTAGATGAAATGATTAATGTAATAAAAGATTTAGACAATTGGGCATATACATATTATATTGAAGTTAAACAAGAAATAGAAAAATTATAAACAATGACAGTTATAAACCTACCATACAACATAGAACTAGAAAAGAACATTCTAGGAGCCATCTTACTAGATAGGAAAATACTCCCTTTAGTAGTTGGACACCTAAAAACTGACATTTTCTACGACCTTACCCACCAAAAAGTCTTTGCAGCAGTAAAAGAAATGTACGATAAAGGAACTCAAGTAGACCTTAGCACAGTAGCTCAAAAACTTCAAGGAGATGAAGATGTAAAAACTGCTGGAGGTTCTTATTATCTTTCTAAGCTAACCGATAATATTGTTTCTACAAACCATATAAATACCCACATTGAATTAGTAGTAGAGCTTTACAAGAAGAGAGAAGCATTTATGATGCTTAGACAATTCGGTAATGAATGCTTAAACAATGATACTCAATCAGTTGACTTATTAAGTTCTCTAGGTAGTAAACTTATTGGACTGCAAGAGTTCGGTAATATCCACGAAAAAATGATAGAAGATGTGATTTTATCACTAAATTATTCTAGAGATAAAGCTCAAGAAGGAGGGCTTTTAGGGTTTAACACAGGATTTAACGAACTAAACAACACTATCGGTGGCTATTGTTCACCTGATTTAATCGTTCTTGCTGCTAGACCAGGAGCAGGTAAGACAGCTATGATGCTTTCAAGTGTTTACCACCTATGTATCGTTAATGAGGTTCCTACGGCCATTTTTAGCCTCGAGATGAGCTCCGAACAATTAGTTGAGAGATTAGAGTCAATCACTAGCAAGATACCCTTAAAACGTCTTAAAATGAATTTAATGGATACTGACGAAAGAAACACCTTGCTAAAAACTGATGACAAAATAATGACTGCTCCTTTGTACATAGAAGATATGGGAGGCATAAATATCTCACAATTTAGAGCTAAGGCTACTATCATGAAGCAGAAGTATGGCATTAAAGTAATATTTGTAGACTACTTGCAACTTATGAGTGGCTTGGGTAAGAACAATCAAAACAGAGAGCAAGAGATTAGCACTATTAGTAGAAGCATGAAGGCATTAGCCAAGGAACTTCAAGTGCCTATTATAGCATTATCACAGCTATCAAGGAAGGTAGAAGAAAGAGCAGATAAATTGCCTCAGCTTAGTGACCTTAGAGAATCTGGAGCCATTGAGCAGGATTCGGATGTGGTTATTATGCTTATGCGACCTGCTTACTACGACATGAATCAATCATTTGAGATTGGAGGTAGAGAATACGACCCAAGAGATTTATGTATCGTTAAGGTAGAGAAGAACAGGAATGGTCAGACCAAAAACTTTGCATTACGATTTACAGGAGAAACGATGAATTTCAGTAATTATGAGGAATAGACGTAAGTTTGAGATAGAAGAAGCTCGTAATAAGGATGGAACCTACCAGGCTATTAAGTTATTCGCTAAGAATACTAGAGTGGTAGTCTTACAGATGCCTGAAGCCTTAAAGCTAGGTTATATGGATTTCGAGTACGAAAGAGATAATAAGCCTAGCGGTATTGCTAATAAGACTGTTGAGTTCTTTGCTATGAACTTTGATTTACGTGATAGGATTTATTTTATAAGAGCTGAGATATTAAGGATGAAATGCAGAAGATACTTCGCATTAGACAATGTTATAGTAAAGGACAACGTAAAATATATTAGAGTTTCTACATCAGAATTAAGTAGATATGACTAAATATACATAACTTTGGTTATGGCAGAATATAAAACAGCTAACGAACTAACTAAATTTATGCTTGGATACCTTGATTCTATTGGGTTTGAGGTGTGGAGGAATAATAATTTAGCAGTTAAAGGCAGAGCATTTATAGGTCGTAAAGGTGTTCCAGATATCATTGGCTACCATAAAAAATATGGTCAGTACATAGGATGTGAAGTAAAAGCATTGGGAGATAAGTTGTCTAAAGAGCAGGTTATTTTTTTAGACCATTTAGGTGTATGTGGAGGAGCTTCTATGTTATGCTACCAAACATCTGATGAAGCCCTAAAGCTAGACATCTTTGTAGATGGTAGAAATAGTACTGCTATATGGAATGGCAAAGATTTTATAAAACAATAATATGGCAAAGGCTAAAGGATTAACAGTTGGTAAGCAAATATTTGGTAAGCGTAAATGTGGCAAGTACAAGAAAAGTAATGGCCCGAAAGATAAGCCAGTAAAGGCTTACAAAAAACAAGGTAGATAATATGGAAAAGATAATATTAGAAAATAAAGAACATAAGTTTGATAGTGTGGTAGAATCAGTAGTAAACAGGCTTAGAGATAGAGCAAAAGCAGGGTTTGAAAAGTATGGTACAGATTTAGATAGGAAAGATTTATCTGATGAAGAGTGGATAGACCACGCTATAGAAGAATCACTTGATTTTAGTTTGTATCTTACTAAGCTAAAGCAGAACATAAAGAAGAGTATTTAAAATTAAAACATAAAACAATGGCAACAGCAAAAGAGAATTACTTAGGTAGATGTTTCACATTAAAGTCTACTTACGGCCCATTCAGAAAAGTATCTTTAGGCCCAGATGACTTAAAGAAAATCACAGAGTTCGCAGCAACTAACAATGGTTGGGCTAACATCTTAATTAAGAACAGAAAGACCACAAGTGCAACTGAAGTAGATTTCTATGTAGAACTAGACACATGGAAGCCTGATGCAGACAAAAAATCTAGCAACACTCCATTCTAAAACAATATTATGAAAGAAATAATAACAGCGTTTGCTAATGGATTGGTAGTATTAGTACTACTCTTTTTACCATTTGCATTCGTTACAGGACAATGGAATCCTATTCAATGGCATATAACTATCAGAGCTTTATATGTATTGAGTTTACTAGCAATATTAACTTACGGAATAAACGAGTATAATAAGAAATAGTTGTGTTTTGTAGATTTAGATTAAAGGTCAAATTTCCCTGAGTTTCTACTCGGGGATTTTTGTATAATAAAAAACCCCCAGATTTTACCTGGAGGCTTAAACCAAAACACCAAACTCAAACACAGAGCAACTTAGTTTTGCTTATTAGAACGGTCATAAAACTTTGTTAAAACTGTTCCATATAGAACACTTTGGTATCTGGCTATAAAATCTTCCATCGATTCATCGACATAGAAATATTCTTCGTTACTCATATAAACAAAACATTTATCATAATCATCATCATCAACTGCTACGCTGTTAATGTTATTTATGTTTATATAAGCATCAGACTTCTCTAGTGCACTATTAAAACTCATACCTTCATCTTCGTCTTCTTCCTCTTCTGTGAGTTGTACAATGTGCATTAACATTTTATCTGCTATTTATTAGTGGTCGTAATTTTTTCATTAACTGCTCTAACTTACTCTCTAGTTTAAGCTTCTCTTCTACTAGGTTTTTCACTATTTCTTGCTTCTCTGCTAAACTCATACAAATTTACGTTTTAATTAATACTGAAATAAAAAGTGCATACCATATTGATAATCAATATAATACGCACTTAAAAATGCCCATTTAAGACCACAGCTCTAGAAACTGGAGGGTCAACCTAAGCGTGCAGTTCTTATGTGATGCAGGATGGGCTAATTACTTTTTAGGTAATCTAATCACTTTGCTGCCTAATGGCATGGGCACAAATATAGCAACTCTTCCACCATCTAAAACTACCCCACATCCTAGGGTTGGTCTTTTGGCAAATGGCCTAGCATACTCCATCGCATAGGCATCAATATCAATGCCACAGCCTACGTTCATGCCAAATATCATGTCCTTATCTGATGAGCTATAAAGAACACCTCCAAAAGAGTGTATATGACCTATTACTACCGACTGCCTAGAATCCCTTGCTCTATTAATTGCACCTGCCTGTCCAGAGCTTCCTGTCCCATGAGTGTACAGAACACCGTCTATTTCCCAATCTAAGGCCCATTTCCATCCGTTAGGTGCCTCCCATGCCTGTTCGTATGTTTTGATGAATCGGTCTGGTAATCCAGCTGTAACTGCCTTCCTTTTGTGTAGGGCAGAATGGTTGCCAATACACACCTTTACATTAGGGAACCTCTTGTACCATTTGTTTAGTGCTTTTACTGCTAATTCTGACTCTTTAGATGCTGAATCTCCTTTAGGGTTTGACTCGTGATACGAGATGGCATGATTGTCTACCTCATCTCCGATATGTACAAACTCTTCACATTTAAACTTATTTGCTACTTCGTAACAAAAGTTCATGTACTGAGGATGGCAAAATGGTTCGTGTGTATCGCCAATTATAAGAACGTTTTTGGTTCTGGCCATTATGTTTGGTTTTGGTTAGTGTCTGGTGTAAACTGTTCTTCCTTTGTCCTTAATAGCATTAAGAACTTGCTTTCTGTTGGTTATTTTAGAATAAGATACATGAACCCATGAGTAATTATGCTCGTTAATTAACTGGTCAAAGGTTAAATTATCCTTTATGTAATCAAATATTTCTTTATTGGAAACAGTAGAAAAACCATCCATGTCTAGGTCTACCGCTTCACCTACCAAATGCTGTGATTTTAATTGACCACCAATCCAACGATTAAGAGTCTTGCTTCTATATCCTGATGAAATGTTAATTGGGCCGAATCTGGCTCTTAGTGGTTCTAGTACATTTACGCAAAGGGCAATGATATTCTGTAGATGTTCTGGAGTAGGTTCGTTAGATACTCCATGCCTTTTAGCTGATTCACTTCTAGTAAATTCTGCTAGTGTAAAATGTGCTGTTAAATTGCTCATGTGAGCTAAATTAGGACTTTTTCTTAAACTGCTTTTTTAAGTAGCCATATATCTGCATAGACAACCATGAAATAGTCAAAAGATAAACGATAGATTGCATGAATGGGTTAAACTCTACAATGCCAAAAATATTAAGCCATGAAGTAGCTGTTACTACTAATCCCATTGGGGTTAAATCACTATTTACGCTATCAAACTGATTCATCTACTATTAATTTTTCTTTTGAAACATTGTTGTTATTACTGTTGTTGCTAATACCGAAGCGGAGTACATAAGTAAACCGTCAAAAACATACTGAGGAACCTGTTTGTTGTAGATTGATATATATCCTATGATTATGGCATTTACTAAAGCAACAATACCAGCTACTCTTTTTGAGCTGACTTCGCTGTTACTAGAAAGCATATTCTTTATAAATTCAATCATTTCTTACCTAACTTTAAATAAAGGCTACCTGAGTATCCTATATTATAATTTTTATTAATATCTACATTAAGCCCAATTAAAGCCTTGTTTTTGGCATTTAATATTAAACCAGGACTTAGTACTTCCAACTCATTATCTTGTCTAAATGAGGCTCTAATGCCTAAATAAAGACCATATTTAGCTTTTTGTACAAAATACTCTTTAGTTTTTATGGTTCTAGTGCTAATGTTAGCTGTAAAACCCCTAGAAAGTATCTTATTTTGGCTTATAGTATCATCCACTACAAAGGTACTTGAATCTATACGAATAGTGTCAGAATAAGCCCGTATTGAGTTATAGTCGTTTAGCACATAAAAAGTGTCAGTTACGGGAACTTTTAAGGTATCAATAATCTTGTATGGAATTGAGTCACCTTTCTTGTACTTATAGATTACAGTATTTTGATAAATGGTATCTCTATATTCTTTGACCTTAGTGTAGCTAGGGAAGTCCATGGTATCAGATTTCCTGCTAGTAGGTTGTACAAAAAAATATAGCCATAATACACAAAATATTACGGCTATAAACAAAATGTTGTTTTTAATGAAGTTCACTATAGTTCTTCTTCTTCTTCTTTAACGAAAGCAATACCTGTTGTCCAATCTTCTAGGAAAGTAAAGTTTTCTAAACCATTAGGATTTAAAACCTCAATAGGTTTAAAGTCAAAAGTTCTTTCGTTTAGTTCTTTAACTTGTTCAGTTAATCTTTTAATACATTCTTTAGTAAATTTGTAAGAACCTTTTTCATCAAGTATTAAACAATCGTTCCCATCTACCTGTGCGTTATCTAAGCGTAATT